GCCGGATAACTGGGACAGCATGGACTTGTACCATAGAAGAGATTATCTTGACGATCCTACAGGACTTACACAGCCTAAAGCTACACACCAAAGAACCGAGGTTTGTAATGCGGAAATATGGGCGGAGTGTTTCAGGAAGAATCCATCCGAACTTAAGATGACTGATAGTTATTCAATCTCTGCATTGATGCTCCAAGTTGATGGCTGGAAGCGTTCTGATAAGTCAAAAAGGGTTCCGATTTACGGAAAGCAAAGAGTCTATGTGAGGAGGTAAGTGGAACAAGATATGGAACAGGAACAAGATTTCTCCTTATATTACGATGACGATACGAGAGTAAAAAGAGCCATATACACGCACGTAGTATATATAGGGAAAAACTTGTTCCTTCCGTTCCACTGTTCCATCAAAAAAGATATGGATAGAGAAAAAGTTATAGAGGAAAAGTTAGTTCGGGCTGTCAAAAAAATCGGTGGTCTCGCATTGAAGTTTGTAAGTCCGGGCTATGATGGAATGCCTGACAGACTTCTTCTCATCGCCAAAGGACGAGTAGCTTTTGTGGAAGTCAAGGCAAAAGGAAAAAAGCCCAGACCACTACAAGTAGCACGACATAAAAAATTATGGGAACTCGGATTTAAGGTTTATGTCCTTGATGATGAGAAGCAAATAGAAACAATCATACAGGAGGTACTTAAAGATGATACTTAGTGAGCTTCGGTGGTTTATAAAGGAAATAAGAAAAATAGAGGGAGGTGATGCCGAATGAAGTTCATACCGCACGACTATCAGGAATATGCCATAGGTTTTGTTGAGAACCATCCTATTTCTGCTATTTTGCTTGATATGGGCTTGGGTTGAGGGTAAGACGGTAGTTACTCTAACGGCACTCTTCGACCTTCTGTTTGACAGCTTTGATATTCATAAAATATTGATTGTAAGTCCCCTCAGAGTTGCGAAGGACACATGGCCTAAAGAGATTCAGAAGTGGGATCACTTGAAAACTCTTAAATACTCAGTTGTTGTAGGTAGTGAAAAAGAAAGAATGACAGCCCTTTATACACAGGCGGATATTTACATCATTAACAGAGAAAACCTGCAGTGGCTTATAGATGAAAGCGGACTACCTTTTAATTACGATACGGTGGTTATTGATGAACTGTCAAGCTTCAAGAACGGAAAAACAAAAAGGTTCAAGGCTCTTCTAAAAGTAAGACCTTTTGTAAAAAGAATAATTGCACTAACCGGCACTCCTGCCAGCAATGGTCTTATGGATTTGTGGGCGGAGTTCAAGGTTCTCGATATGGGCAAGAGGCTCGGCCGCTTTATAAGTAATTATAGAGATGCCTACTTTCTACCTGATAAGCGAAACGGACAAGTTATCTTCTCGTATAAGTCGCTTCCCGGTGCGGAAGAAAAAATATATAAACAGATATCGGATATAACGATCTCGATGAAAGCAAACGAATACATAAAAATGCCGGATTTGGTTTCAAGCGAGTGTCGGGTATACCTTTCGGAAAAAGAGCAAGAAAAATATGACGAATTAAAGGCTGAGCTGGTGTTGAACTTACCAGACGGAGAGATAACGGTAGCAAACGCTGCAACCTTGTGTGGAAAGCTTTCTCAAATGGCAAACGGAGCGATTTATTCGGATGATACTAAAACAATAAGTATTCATGACAGAAAGCTTGACGCTTTAGAAGATATTATCGAAGCGGCAAACGGAAAACCTATTCTTGTAGCTTATTGGTTCAAGCATGATTTTGAGCGAATTAAGAAACGACTCGATGAGTTGAAAGTTGTGTATGAAAAGTTGGATACAGAGGAAAGCATAGACAACTGGAATGCAGGTAAAGTAGCAGTCGGGTTGATTCACCCGGCATCTGCAGGACATGGACTTAACTTGCAAGAAGGCGGTTCAACTCTTGTTTGGTTCGGTCTAACTTGGAGCCTTGAGCTTTATCAGCAAACCAATGCAAGACTTTATAGACAAGGACAAAACAGTAAAACCGTTATTATCCAGCACATTATTACTGCCGGGACTATAGATGAACAGATATTAAAAGCTTTGACAAACAAGGACAAAACGCAATCGGCGCTTATTGATGCCGTCAAAGCACATATTGGAGGATGAAGATGAAATTAGTATATATTGTGTCGCCTTTTGCAGGTGATGTTGAAAATAACGTAAAGGTAGCAAAGGAATTCAGCTTATTTGCAGTAAACAGCGGATTTTGTCCGATAGCTTCACACCTTTTATATCCGCAGTTCTTAGATGACATGGTTGCTAAGGAACGTTTAGCAGGTACCGAGTGTGGGTTGGAGCTATTGCGAAGATGTGATGAGGTGTGGGTTCTTTCCGGAAGAATCAGCGAAGGGATGAAAAGAGAGATCATATTAAGCAAAGAACTCAAGAAGTTAATACGAGTTTTCTGCTTTGATGGCATAGCCTTTATGCCTTGTGAGGACGAGTGCCTATGGGATTAAACGATGAAGGTTACATCAGATTGGCGGTTGCAATAGTAAAAAGCGCAGCTAAGGAATACAGACAAGCCTCAAGGCATCTATTAAGATTTCCGGACAGTAAAGCTGCCAAAGACAAAATAGCCGAGCTTGAGGAGTTCTTTCTATCGGACTGGTGTTCACTGCTTTGTCAGAACGAAGCAACCGGTGAGTACATATTAAACAAATTGAAAAAGGAGGTGGCAAGTCTTGAATGCGAAGGAATACCTGAATCGAGTGTTCAAACTACAACAAAAACTAAAAAGCATGCATTTAAGGGCAGAAGAGTATGATAGGCTTGCATCTTCTGTTCCGGGACCGAATTATAGTGGAGTCAGAGTGGATGGTACCAGAAGTCTGGAAGCTCCCTTTGTGAAATGGATCAGCAAACTCACTGACCTTGAAGCAAAAATAAAAGAAACCGAAGCTGAGCTCGAAAAAGTAAAGACAGAGGTTGTCGCTACCATTGAAGCGTTGGATGATGAACGTGAAAAGGATGTGCTGATGCTTAGATACATAAGTTGCATGACTTGGGATGAAATATTGGAAAAATTATATCTTAGCAAGCCGACTGCAATGCGATGTCATCGTGGTGGTTTAGCAAAGATTGAAAAAATGATACCTAATGACACCTAATGACACCTAATGATACCTGATGACACCTGAAAACACTCTCTTGACTATGGTATAATTATAATGGGCGAAAGCTATAGAGGATTAAGGTCAACGGAGTCACATCCGCTGGCCTTTTTTCATGCCCAATTCGAGAGGAGGTAACCAATGCCATACAAACCAAAGAAGCCATGTAGCTATCCGGGATGCGCAAAGCTGACGAACGGAACCTACTGCGATGAACATAAAGCGCTTATGGATAAACAGTACAACAAGTATGAACGAGATCCAAAGGTCAAACACAAGTACGGCTGCAATTGGAAACGAGTAAGAGATGCCTATATCAAATCACACCCACTTTGTGAGGATTGTTTAGAAAAGGGCTACACTGTTCCGGCAACCGAAGTACACCATGTTATTCCCGTGAAGCGTGGAGGCAACAATGACTGGTCAAACCTTGCGGCACTTTGTCAAAGCTGTCACCAGAAACGTCACATTGCTTTAGGCGATCGAAAGAACAGATATCAGTAAAGAGGAATCGTCTAAATTTTACACGAAACCAAAATGTAATATGTTTTCACGAAAATGTAGACGGTTGAAGGATACAATTAAGGAGGCAAGTTAAATGAATACGAAAACATGTCCGGTTTGCGGAAAAGAATTCCAGCCTAAAAAAGAAACACAAGTGTGTTGTAGTTCTAATTGTGCTGCTAAAAAGAAAGGCATGGAAACAAGAAAATATAGAACATGTAGGAATTGTGGAGCGTCCTTTTGGAATTCCAGAGCTTCAAAATATAGATTAATCTATTGCTCGGAATCGTGCAAAAACGAAGCCTATCAAAAAGCACACCCACAAAAAGAAAAAGTACTATTTCATAAAACGTGTTCTTGGTGTGGAAAAGAATTTATAACTTCTGGGCATTCTCAATTCTGCTCAAAAGAATGTGCTTATGAGCACAACAAAAAAATAAAAAGAGATCAATGGGCAAAAAACTATAAACCTAAAAAGCTTGTTTGTAAAGAATGTGGTAAAACATTTATGACGGAGTGTGGCAATACACATTCCGTTTTTTGTTGCTCTGTTTGCGCTATTGTTTATGAAAAAAAGCAAAAACGAAAGTCTGAAAGACATAAAAAGGCCTTAAATCAGCAAAAGAAAGAAAGAGAAAGATTAATAAGAAAAAACTTTGTTGATGATGTTTCTTACGATGTCCTTTTCAAGAGAGATAAAGGTATTTGTCAAATATGTGGAATGCCTGTACCTCAAGAAAAAGGCTGTGATAACAACTGGGATGGAACAATTGATCATATTATTCCTCTTACTGTTGGTGGAGAGCATTCTTATGAAAACTGTCAATTGGCACACCGAATTTGTAATTCATTAAAAAATCAAAGCACTGATGTTTTTATTGATTGGCCGGGAAAAGCAAAAACTAATGAATATTGGAAAATGAAATACGATGCTTACAAAAGGCTTATGGACGCCTGCCCCCTATGAATCCCTACAGGTATTTAAGCGAAATCGGGCGCAGGGTTTCGTGTGAATAAATCGCAAAATGAACAGGGGGATAGCCCCACGAGGAAAATAAAAAAAATCGCATATCGAAGGAGGAAAAAGTATGCAATTTGAATATCAAACGAACATTATCAGAGTGGCAGGACACTCTACTATCGCACTTTCTTCATTAGAAAATTATTTAAATGCTCAAGGCTCAAAAGGCTGGAAGGTGTGTGCCATAACTTATCTACATGAAATTGCAAGCTATGAGATTATTTTTGAAAGAGAAAAGGCGGTAAATCAAAATGGCTAAGGATGGAACTTTGAGAGGTTCAGCTCCTGCTATTTCAAAAGGTAGAAAGCGCAAATCAGCAATAGAAAAACAAGAATCAGGTAATCCGGGGCATCGACCAATAACAGTCCTTGATATACCAGATAATCTTGAAACTGCAGAACTTGAAGGTGTAGATGTCCCACCTATTGAAGAATATCTGACAGCTAATCAAAGGGACGGTAAGCCCTTTAAGGCAAAAGAGATATTTGAAAAAACATATAGTTGGCTACAGTCATTACATGTAGAAAAAGCTGTGAATATACAGCTACTAAATCAGTATTCGATGAGTGTTGCAAGATGGATTCAATGTGAAGAAATGATTTCACAAACAGGATTTCTTGCTAAACACCCAACAACAAACGCTCCTATGACATCACCATATGTTTCAATGGCTCAATCATATATGAAGCAATCTAACATAGAGTGGATGCAAATTTATCAAGTGGTAAAAGAAAACTGTACGGTAGATTTCAGAGGACCTAATCCAAATGATGATGCAATGGAGATGCTCTTAAGAGCAAGAGGACAATAACAAACATACAAGGAGGAAATTTAAATGTTTGAAAAAGTAAATCCGAAACATCCGGATAAATGCGCAGATCGTATTGCAGGAGCATTAGTTGACCTTGCATACAAGCAGGAAGCAAATCCGAAGATAGCCGTAGAAGTTCTAATAGGTCATGGCGTATGCCACATCATTGCAGAAACTTCCGTAAGGCTAAACAAAAAAGAGATAAGAGACATTGTCTTCCGTATTGCCGGTAGGATGAAGGTGGACTACAAGGAAATCCGTCAAGATCCACACTTGGCAAAGAATCAAGAAAACAAAATAAGATGCGGAGACAACGGTATCTTTAAGGGTGAGCCCGTAACCTATGAACAACAGGAACTAACAAAAATAGCTCAGGAAATCTATGACCAATATCCATATGACGGCAAGTACATCTTGAAAAGAACGAATCATCTGGTTATTTGTCAAAGTCATGCCAGAGCAAAAGACTTAAAGAAGCTTTATCCTTCCGCAGTAATCAATCCAATCGGTGACTGGACTGGTGGAACGGATGTGGATTCGGGTGCTACCAATAGAAAGCTCGGTTCAGATATGGGCGATTCTATTACAGGTGGTGGGCTTCACGGTAAAGATTTATCTAAGGCGGACGTTTCGGTAAATATCTATGCATGGCTTAAAGCGCAGGAAACCGGAAAGACAGTCAGACTATTCTGTGCCATTGGCGATGAAGAAATTGACGGTAAGCCTTATGAAGAAATTGTCGAAATCGCAAGAAAGTACATAGCAGACTTAGGTGGTTTTGAAAAATTCGCAGAGTGGGGGTTAATCAGATAATGGAAACTGAAAAAACTACAAAATATGAATTAGTGGAAATAGAAAAGATAGTTCCCTATGCCAATAACGCCAGACTTCATGATCAGAAGCAGATTGATAAAGTAGCTGCCTCAATTCGTGAGTTTGGCTTTTTGAATCCAATTATTGTAGATAAAAACTATACGATCCTTTGTGGTCACTGTCGATTTGAAGCTTCAAAGAAACTCGGACTGGCAAAGGTTCCGTGTATCAAAGAGGAGTATTTGACAGAAGCCCAGAAGAAAGCCTACATCTTGGCCGATAACCGAACTGCTGAAGATGCCGGTTGGGATGATGAGCTTTTAAGAATTGAAATCGAGTCGTTGGAGGATTATGCATTTGATCTTTCCCTTACAGGCTTTGATGAAAAAGAACTGAACAAGCTCTTCGATTCAGGCAAAGAGGTAGTGGATGACGATGATTTTGATATCAATAAAGCACTTGATGCGGCAGCATTTGTAAAGCCGGGTGATGTGTGGATTCTTGGAAGACATCGTCTTGTCTGTGGGGACTCGACCATTCCTGAAACTGTAAAGCTTTTGATGGACGGAAAGAAAGCGAATGCCTGTATAACTGATCCTCCGTATGCTTGCTCATATGAGGGTGGCACAGGGATGAAAATAAAAAACGATAACCTTAAAGGTGAAGAGTTCTATAACTTCCTTCTTGCCGCTTTCAAAAACGCATATGAGAACGTTGTAGACGGTGGTGCTTTCTACAGTTTCCACTCGGATGCAGAAAAGGTCAATTTCTATAATGCAACTGTCAATGCCGGGTTCCATTATTCAACTACCTGTATCTGGGTAAAGGACAGACTTGTAATCGGAAGAATGGATTATCAGATGAGGCATGAACCTATCATCTATGGTTTCAAAGATACAAAGAGCCATGAGTTCTATGGTGATAGAAAGCAAACAACGGTGTGGGAGTTTGATAGACCTAAAAAGTCAGAGCTCCATCCAACAACAAAACCTCTTCCTTTGATTGCTTATCCTATGAGAAATTCAACACAACCAAATGGCATCGTATTGGATTTGTTTGGCGGTTCCGGTTCAACTCTAATGGCTGCTGAGCAGCTTGATAGAATTGCCTACTTAATGGAACTCGATCCAAAGTACGCATCTGCTATTGTCAGAAGATATGCTGCCGGTAAAGGTTCAATCAATGATATCTATGTTATCCGAAACGGAGAGAAGCTTCCTTGCTCGGAAGTTTATATCCCCACAGAGGATGATTTGGCATTTGTTGACGGCAATGTTGATGATACACAGAGGGTTAGAAACGAATAAAAAATAGTTTTGAACTTTCTGATAATAGTGCCTCTAAACGCTTGATATATATCTTTTTTTGAGCAATATATACAGTACCGAAAGGAAAAAAGACACATAGAGGTAACAAGAATGAAAGCAAAAGTTGAAAACCAAATAGAAGAAATGAAAAACCAAACAATCGGAGTTGAAGTTGAGATGAACAACATCACAAGAGAAGCGGCAGCTCGGATTGCAGCAGACTACTTCGGAACACATCATTTTGAAGATACACACAGACGTAACTCCTACTACACATGGTCAGCATGGGATCAAGAAGGTAGAGAGTGGAAGTTCCAAAGAGACTCAAGCATCAGCGGACCGGACAGCGAAAGATGCGAGCTTGTAACACCGATCCTTACATACAAGGACATCGAAACCTTACAAGAGCTTATTCGCCGCCTTCGCTTAGCCGGAGCAAAAAGCGATGCAACAAGATGCTGCGGAGTTCACATCCACATCGGAGCAAAGGGACACACACCGCAGACAATGAGAACACTTGCAAACATCATGGCAAGCCACGAAGACCTTTTAACACAGGCCTTAGCCCTTGACAGATACAGAATTGACAGATACTGCAAAACAGTCGATCCCGAATTCTTGAAAGTTCTCAACAAAAAGAAACCTCAGACAATGGCGGATTTCGCAAACATCTGGTACAAAACACAGCATGAAGATTATGGTCGAGATCAACACTATAACGGCAGCAGATACCACATGCTGAACTACCATGCAACCTTTACGAAAGGCACCATTGAATTCAGATTATTCCAATTCGATGCACCTGCAGACGGAAGACAAAACGGACTCCATGCAGGACAGCTTAAAAGCTACATTCAACTTTGCTTGGCACTTTCCGAACTCGCAAAAGAAATGAGAACGGCAAGTCCGAAACCTCAACAAAACGAAAATCCTAAATACGCAATGAGAACTTGGTTACTAAGACTTGGATTTATCGGTGACGAGTTCAAAACAGCGAGGGAGTTCTTAACAAAGAGACTTCCCGGTGACACAGCATTCAGAAACGGTAGGGCTGCTATTTAAGCGGCCTTGCCAAAATGAACGGAGGTAAAGAGGAATGAAAAAAAGATACTACATCGCATACGGAAGCAACCTGAATGTCAGACAAATGATGCAAAGGTGTCCATCAGCCAGAATTCTTGGAACAGCAAACCTTGACGGGTGGCAGCTTCTTTTCAGAGGGAGCAAGACAGGTTCATACCTGACCATTGAAAAAAGGAAAGGCTCGACAGCACCTGTTGCTGTGTGGGAGATCACCGAGGATGACGAGCGAAGTCTTGATCACTACGAAGGTTATCCGAACTTCTATTACAAGCAAGAGCTGACGGTTTCTTTTCAGGGTATCAAAACCGGAAAAACCTACACGCATAAAGCTATGGTATATATCATGCACGAAGACAGACCGCTTGGACTTCCTTCACAGTACTATGTGGATGTTTGTGCGGAAGGCTATCGATATTTCGGATTCAACATTGACTATCTGGTCGATGCAATCAATAAAAGCAAAACGGAGGAACGAAAATGAAAGCAGAAGAAACAAGAACGGCTGTATGTCCAAAATGCGGAAGACAGTATACAGGCAGACCTGCCCTTTCCAGAGATGACAACGAAACACTTATATGTCCGGACTGTGGAGTTCGTGAGGCGCTTGCAAGCATTGGTGTTTCAGAGGATGAGCAGTCAAAGATTCTTGCAGTCATTCACAAAGAAACCAACATTGATTAAACGGTGTAATATACACAGAAAAATCTATGAATAATTGTGTATATTATTTTCGCTAAACGCTTGCTATTTATCGCTTTTAGAGTGATATATATAGTACAAAATTAAGGTGAAAACACCGATTTTATGGAGGATTTTTTATGAAAACAAGTGAAATGAACGCAACTCAGAAGAAAGCATTCTTCAACATCAAATGGGCAGCAAACGACTTACTTGGTGGACTTGAAAATACAATGGAAGATAATCCTGAAGACAGCAGAGAGTACCAGAACGCAAAGGCGATGCTTGCCGACCACGATGCATTGGTAAAAGAACTTTACTACATGGCAACGACAGCGATTTACGGCGAAGGGTTCTGCTGCTTCAATCAAGCAACCTGCCAAAGAGAACTCAGAGAGATTAACTTCTGCGGAACCGCATGGCTTATGGAACGCTGTGAAAAACGAATCACGAAGGAGGGTTATTAAGATGAGCAAATGGCAGATACGACTTGAGGATGGAACGATTCTCAAAACTCTGAATACGCACTTTAATGCACTGAAAGAGATTGAAGAGTTTCTTCCCTTACTACCGGGAGCACGAAAGTTCCTGCTTGTCGAGATTAACACTTCTGTAAAAGCAGGAGACAAGGTTCGCATCATTTCCATGAAGGGTGAGGCAGCTTATTCAGGAAAGACCGGAACGGTTACACACATTGATGATGCCGGTCAGATTCACGGGACTTGGGGAGGATGCGCAATCATTCCTGAAACAGACTACTATGAAGTTTTGGAGGAAGACGAAAATGAATGAAAAGTTAGAAGCCGAATTTAAAGATTTCTTTGCTGAGTCAGAAAAGAACAGGCACGACATCTACATTCTGTTTGATTACCTGACGGGAGCCGGATGGAAGGAAGACCGAGCAATCAAACATCTGAAAAAGATAGTTGCCGATCACATTCTCGACCAAATAAGAAATCTATACTAAAAGCTAAAAACCATATTTTTTGAAAGAGTCGCTTGAGAGAAATCCGGCGGCTTTTTTAGTTGTTAATTTTAAGGAGGTCAATGAGTGAGAAAACTAACGAAATATAAGCCCACGAAATTCAAAGCCTCCACCTCACACTACGATAAAGCCGAAGCAGACTATGCTGTAGGTTTTATTCAAGACTTATGTCACACCGAAGGTATCTGGAACGGGAAAAAGTTCGAGCTTATTGATTGGCAAGAGCAAATTGTCAGAGATATCTTTGGAATAAAAAAGAAAAATGGCTACAGGCAGTTCAATACCGCTTTTATTGAAATACCAAAGAAAAACGGAAAATCCGAACTTGCCGCAGCCATAGCATTATTTCTTACCTTTGCTGACGGTGAACCGGGAGCGCAGGTTTATGGCTGTGCGGCCACCAGAAAACAGGCATCCATTGTATTTGATGTTGCAGCAAAAATGGTAAGACAAAATAAATCCTTGTCATCGAGAGCAAAGTTTCTCGATTCACAAAAGAAACTGGTCAATCTGGTAAACGGATCGTTTTATCAGGTTCTTTCTGCCGATGCCTATAACAACGAAGGTTATAACGTTCATGGCGTTATCTTCGATGAGCTACATGTTCAACCGAACAGAAAACTCTTTGACATCATGACAAAGGGTGCCGGAGACGCACGAATGCAACCGCTCAATTTTATCATTACAACAGCCGGAACGGATAAGGCTTCTATATGCTATGAAGTACACCAGAAGGCTCTGGATATTATCGAAGGCAGAAAGGTTGACTCGACATTCTATCCTGTGATTTATGGTGCCACTGATGAAGATGACTGGACAAATCCCGAAGTGTGGAAGCGATCCAATCCTTCACTGGGTATCACAATTCCAATGGAAAAGGTAATAACAGCCTGTGAAGCTGCAAAGCTGAGTCCGGGCGATGAACGAGATTTCAAACAAAGGAGGCTGAATATGTGGCTGGATAATACTACAAGATGGATGCCTCTTGAAAAGTGGGATGCTTGTGAACTGGCTTTCTCACCCGAAGAGTTAGAGGGCAGAGTTTGTTATGCAGGACTTGACCTTTCGTCAACATCGGATATCACAGCTTTGGTTCTGGTATTTCCTCCCGGTGACGGATATGACAAGTACATGGTGCTTCCGTATTTCTGGTTACCTGAGGAAACAGTAGGATTAAGGGTAAAGCGTGACCACGTACCTTATGACATCTGGAGACAGCAAGGCTTGTTTATGACAACCGAAGGTAATGTTGTGCATTACGGATTCATTGAAAGCTTTATTGAAGAGCTCGGAAAAATCTACAACATTAAAGAAATCGTCTACGATAGGTGGGGTGCAACACAGATGTCGCAGAATCTTGAAAATGACGGTTTCACTGTAGTGCCTTTCGGACAAGGATTCAAAGACATGAGTCCACCTACCAAAGAATTATATAAAATGGTTCTTTCCGGAGAGATTGCTCACAACGGACATAAGGTTTTAAGGTGGATGATGGGCAATGTTGTAATCAGGTCAGATCCAGCCGGAAATATCAAAATGGACAAAGAAAAATCCACAGAAAAGATAGACGGAGCAGTTGCTATGGTAATGGCGCTTGACCGAGCTATCAAGTGTGGAAATGACGGTTGCTCCTCAGTCTATGACGGCAGGGGCTTATTTATTATCTAAGGAGGTAACAATGGGACTATTAAAAAGTATTTTTTCGAGGGATAAACCGAAAGACAGAACTGCCGGACAAAGCTACTCGTTTTATATGGGTGGCACCAACTCCGGCAAGATAGTCAATGAACGAAGTGCCATGCAAATGACTGCGGTTTATTCATGTGTACGAATATTGGCTGAAGCAATCGCCGGACTTCCTCTTCACCTGTATCACTACAAGGATGACGGTGGAAAGGAAAAGGCAATCAATCACAGTCTGTATCACTTACTTCATGATGAGCCCAATCCGGAAATGTCAAGCTTTGTATTCAGGGAAACGCTGATGACACACTTGCTTTTGTGGGGTAATGCCTATGCACAAATTATCAGAAACGGCAAGGGTGAAGTCGTAGCGCTTTATCCTTTGATGCCAAGCAGAATGAAAGTGGACAGAGATGAAAACGGACATCTGTTTTATCAGTATAACCGAAGTAATGATGAAGCCAATGCAAAAGAGACCGAGACAGTGATCTTAAGTCCTCGTGACGTTTTGCATATTCCGGGGCTTGGCTTTGACGGAGTTGTCGGGTATTCGCCTATTGCAATGGCAAAGAATGCTGTGGGTATGGCAATTGCCTGTGAGGAATACGGTGCAAAGTTCTTTGCTAATGGTGCAGCACCTTCGGGAGTTTTGGAACATCCCGGAACAATCAAAGATCCTTCAAGAGTAAGAGACAGCTGGAACGCAACGTTCGGTGGTTCTGCTAACTCCGGTAAGGTAGCGGTTTTGGAAGAAGGCATGAAATATACGCCTATTTCAATCAATCCGCAGGAAGCACAATTCTTGGAGACCAGAAAGTTTCAGATAAACGAGATAGCTCGAATCTTCAGAGTACCACCTCACATGGTTGGTGATTTGGAAAAATCCAGCTTCTCGAATATTGAACAGCAGTCTTTAGAGTTTGTGAAATACACACTTGATCCGTGGGTAATTCGCTGGGAGCAATCGTTAATCCGAGCGCTATTATCTCCGGAAGAGAAAAAACAATACTTCTTCAAGTTCAACCTTGAGGGCTTGCTTCGTGGTGACTACCAATCGAGAATGAGCGGTTATGCTACAGCAAGACAAAACGGGTGGATGAGTGCAAACGACATCCGAGAACTTGAAAACATGGACAAGATTCCTGCTGAGCTTGGTGGGGATCTTTATTTAATCAATGGCAATATGCTCCCACTTGGGAATGCCGGAGCTTATGCAAATAACAAAGAAAAGGAGGAACCTGAAGATGGCAGCTAAGCAATTCTGGAAATGGAAAAACGAAGTCGGGGCTGAAAATCCAAAGCGAGTGCTTGAACTTTATGGGACTATTGGCTCTGAGACTTGGTTTGACGATGACATCACACCTGCAATGTTCAAGCAAGAACTGATGTCAGGAGACGGAGATATCGAAGTGTATATCAACTCTCCGGGTGGTGACTGTATCGCAGCAAGCCAGATCTACACAATGCTAATGGACTACAAAGGCAAAGTCACAGTTAAGATTGACGGTCTTGCGGCTTCTGCGGCATCGGTCATTGCAATGGCGGGTA